GGCGCAGCGCCTGGGACCGCTTCCACTCATCACGAACCCGATCCACGAGGCGGCGCTGTCGTGGTTCGCGGAGGGCGAGGGGAGGCCGAGCATGAGGCGGCTCATGGCCGGCTACCGTGGCGCCCTCGACGCGCTCGAGGCCAAGCCGGCGCCGGTCGTGGTGCGCGATGACTACGGGCTGAGCACCGCTGATGCGATCAAGCCGGCGCAGCGTGAAGGAACCATCGGGGCGCTCCTCGCCTCGATCATGTCAGGGAGGTAGAGCATGGGATGCGGAAAGAAGGGCAGCAAGGGCATGGGGTCGAAGAAGAGCGGCGGGAAGGGCAAGCGGTAGAACCACCCAAAGATGGCGACACCTAAAGACCCGAACCGCAGATGCCGGGCCGTCCGCAACGGCAACCAGTGCAAGAAGCCTGCGCTGTACGGGATGACCGTCTGCAGGACCCACGGCGGCGCCGCCCCCCAGGTGAAGCGCAAGGCCGCAGAGCGGGTCCTCCTCGACCAGGCCATCATCGCCTTCGGCCTCGACCGAGCGAAGGACCCCGAGCGCCTGCTGGCCGAGCTCGGCTGCATCGCCTACGTCAAGACCTCGGACCTGTACGACGCAGACGGCAGGATGCTCTCGGTCCAAGAGATCAGGGAGAGGGCGCCGCAGGCCGACGCCGCCATCGCCTCGCACGAAGTCGTCACGGGGAACGTGGACGCCGCGGACGGCAAGCGGGACCGCCTGGTGAAGGTGAAGCTGCACGACAAGGCCCGCATCCTCGAGATGCTCGCCAAGCATCACCAGATCTTCGAAGACAAGGTGAAGCACGAGGGCCGGATCGAGATCGGCTGGATGAAGTGAGAGTCGAGATCCCCTACAAGCCGAGGCCGCTACAGCAGGAGGTCCACGACCTCCGCGAGCGCCACCGCTTCATGGTCCTCGTCTGTCACCGCCGCTTCGGCAAGACGGTGCTCGGCGTGAACGAACTCCAGAAGAGCGCCCTCACCGCGGCGCTCCAGCGTCCGAGGACGGCCTACATCGGCCCGACGTACCGCCAGGCGAAGAGCGTGGCCTGGGACTACTGCCAGTACTACGCAAGGCCAATCCCGGGCATCACCGTGAACCAGAGCGAGCTCCGCATCGACTACCCCACGGGCGGGCAGATGCGCCTGTACGGCTCGGACAATCCCGACGCGCTCCGCGGTTTGTACCTCGACGACGTGGCCTTCGACGAGTACGGGCTGCACCCGGCCAAGACGTACACCGAGGTCATCGCGCCGGCCCTCGTGGACCGCGGTGGCCGGGCGCTCTTCCTCGGGACGCCCAACGGGAAAAACCAGTTTTGGGAGATCGCGCAGCACGCGAAGGCGCGCGAGGCGGCGGGCGACAAGGACTGGTGCTATCGGGAGTACAGGGCATCGGAGACGGGCATTCTCGACGCGGCGTACCTCGCGCAGGCGAAGGCCGTGATGACGCCTGACGAGTACGCGCAGGAGTTCGAGTGCAGCTTCGAGGCCGCGGTGAAGGGCGCCATCTTCGCGAAGGAGCTCGAGGCCGCCCGCGAGCAGGGCCGCATCACCCGCGTCCCCTATGACCCGAGCCTGCCAGCGGACACGGACTGGGACCTCGGCATCGGGGATGCGATGGCGATCTGGTTCAGCCAGAGTACGAGGTCGGGCGAGGTGCGGCTCATCGACTACCACGAGGCGAGCGGCGAGGGCTTCCCGCACTACGCCCGGGTCCTGCGCGACAAGGGCTACAGCTACGGCCGGCATTGGGCGCCGCACGACATTCAGGTGCGCGAGCTCGGCAGCGGTCGGAGCCGCCTCGAGGTCGCGGCCGAGCACGGCATCCGCTTCGAGGTCACGCCGCGGTTGCACTCCACCGTGGCCGGCGAGGTGGAGGAGGGCATTCACGCGGCGCGGATGCTCTTTGCCCGTTGCTGGTTCGACGCGGAGAAGACGAAGGCCGGTGTCGAGGCGCTGATGCACTACCGGCGCGACTACAACGAGCGGCTGCAGGAGTTCAAGGCGGTGCCCGTCCACGACTGGGCTTGTTTCACTCCAGACACTGAAGTCTTGACGCGTTTCGGAACGTGTCAGATAATGAGCCTGCCCGAGAATGGGGAGGTTCTAACGCCATGTGGTTGGAAGCGATACGAAGGGCCGAAGGTCACGAGACGGGATGCCCGACTTGTGGAGGTGCGGTTCAGCGACGGCCATACGGTGAGATGCACGCCGGATCATTTGTTCGCGACGGAGAGCGGGTGGAGATCCGCAGAGTGCCTGACGCCGGGTTTGCCGATCCGATCGTGCTTGACCCACTCTGCCAGTACTTCGACGGGAACCTCTATCGTCTCTGGCCTAAGGAGCGCTACTTCTCGCGTGGGGGCTCACGTCTACACCGCGATGTGTGGGTGGCTGCGTTCGGTCCGATCCCTGACGGATGCCACATCCATCACCGCGATGGAGACAGCGCCAACAATCGCCTTTCCAACCTTGAGTGTATTGCCAGCGGTGAGCATCTCTCGAAGGAGTGGGAACGGCGCCACTCAGGCAAGGCCGTTCACTTCACTGCCAGTGCTCGCCACGCAGCCGCCGAATGGCACCGCTCTGAGGCAGGAAGGGCCTGGCACCGACGGCACGCTCGACGCAGCAAGGGATGGAAGAAGTGGAAGCGCGAGGATCGTCCGTGCGTTCATTGCGGCACGATCATTCACAATGCGCTTGTTCGGAAGCAGGGGCACTCGCAGAAGTACTGCACGGAGACGTGCAAGGCCCTTGCATATCGCCAGCGTGAGGCCGCTCGACGTAACCGCTGACACCTGCTGCATTCACGTTCCAGACGTTGAGTGCTTCGCCCTTGCGAACGGGGCTGTGGTCCACAACTCGCACGCAGCCGATGCGTTTCGAGGGCTGGCGGTGCGGCATCAGACTCCGGTGGAGCGCAAGCGTGTGAAGGGGCCTGGGATGTCTCAGGCATGGGCGTGGTCGTGAGACAGAAGCCCCTCGCCCCGGGCGCGATCACTGCGGACACTCACGAGCAGAAGACCGACCCACACACCCAGTATCTCAAGACGAGCCTGGGTGGGGTGGCTGGCGGTTACGTCAGGATGTTCAGCGTCTCGGGGATCACCTATGCGATCCCTGACGATCTCAGCTCGGCGGGCACGGGATCGTTCCTGAAGAAAGGCGCCGGCCCGGCGGGCCAGCCGATCTGGGTGGCGCTCGTCGCGGCCGACCTCGGAACGGGGACGGCTGACGAGACGAAGTACCTACGCGGCGATCTGACGTGGCAGGTCGGCCCGACAGGCGAGGGCACGCCTGTCACGACGACGCCCTACTCCGTCGCCGCCGCCGACTACGCCGTCCTCGTGGATGCGACTGCGGGGGCGATCACGGTCAACCTTCCCGCCGCTGCGGATGCGGATCGGCGCGTGCTCCATGTCAAGAAGACGGACTCGAGCGCGAACGCCGTGACCATCGATGCTTCGGGGGCCGAGACAATCGAGGACGCGACGACCCAGAGCCTGGTCCTTCAGGGGGAGAGCCTGATGCTGATGTCTGACGGAACGCAGTGGTGGGTGCTGTGAGCTATCTGCGCCAGGTCGTCCTCCAGAACGCCGCCGGCACCGCCACCGCGGATGTCGCTGGCGGTGCGCTCGCCATAGAGGACCGGATGCTTGCCATCGCCGAGGGCGATGTCACCGGGCACTCGCTCATGCTCAAGTTCGGGCGCAACCCGGACGTGGACACGGGCGCCGCGGAGGACGTGTGGGAGGGCGGGGGCCTCTACACCTTCGACACCACCGCGCAGAGCCTGGAGATCGTGAGCTCCGACGCGAACGACGACGGCGACCCGGCGGGGACGGGGGCTCGGACCGTGACGGTGCGCGGCCTCGACGCGGACTACGTCGAGAAGACCGAGACGGTCACGATGAACGGGACGACGGCGGTCGCGCTCACGGGGACGTGGATGAGGGTACATCGGTGTACCGTGGCGACGGCGGGGGGCGTCGAGGCCAACGCGGGCACGCTGACGGTGCGGATTGCCGGTGGAGGGGCTACGCGGCTCGTGGTGGGCGCGGGGAACGGACAGACGCTCATGGCGGTCTACACGATCCCGGCGGGGAAGACGGGCTACCTGTACCACTACTACTGCTCGGGCAACGCGACCCCGACCGCGCCGACGATGGACGTGAGCCTGTGGACGCGCACGAGCACAGGGGTGAGGAACCTCAAGCACCAGCAGGCCCTATCCGCGGGCGCCGACCTGACGTACAGCTTCGCCGCTCCGTTTCAGATCACGGAGAAGACGGACGTGTGGCTGCGGGTGAGTAGCAGTGTGAACAATACCGACGTGTGCGGCGGCTTCGACATCGTGCTGGTTGCGAACTGAGAGGGCAGCAATGGCTGACAAGCAGGACGCCATCATCGAGCAGGCCCGGGAGCGGTTCAAGCTCGTCTGCGAGGCCGAGTCGGCGCAGCGCGACCGCGAGGCCGAAGATCTCAGCTTCCAGATCCCCGAGAACCAGTGGGACGAGCAGGCCCGCAAGGCTCGCTCGGGCGACGACAAGACGCCGCCCCGGCCCATGTTGAGCATCTCGAAGCTCGACCAGCCGCAGCAGCTCATCCTCAACCAGATGCGCCAGGCCGACCTCGGCGTGATGATCCACCCGATCAGCGAGGACGCGGAGCAGGACACGGCCGAGATGCTCCAGGGCCTGTACCGCCACATCGAGCAGAAGAGCCACGCCGAGCTCGCGAGGTACTGGGCCTTTCAGCGGGCGGTGGCGTGCGGGCGCGGCGCCTACCGGGTCCTCACTGAGTACGACGAGGAGGGCGGGCACCCGTCGGACCAGCGGATCGTGATCAAGCGCATCCTGCATCAGGAGGGCGTGTACTTCGACCCGGCCGCGGTCGAGCCGGACTTTTCGGACGGGCGCTTCGCGTTCGTGGTGTCCTGGGTGAACCGGGACGACTTCGCCAGGATGTGGCCGAAGGCGAAGGGTGCGAGCGCGAACAAGCTCGAGTGGGAGGGCATGGCGCACGACGCTCCCGAGTGGGTGCGCGAGGACGACGTGCTCGTGGCCGAGTACTGGCACAAGGAGTACGGCGAGGAGAAGTTCACGGTCGAGGGCGAGAAGCGCACCCGCGAGGTCGTGACGGTCAAGGTGTGCAAGCTGACGGGGTGGGAGATCCTCGAGCAGTCGGACTGGCCGGGCCGGTGGATTCCAATCGTCCCGGTGGTCGGCCGCGAGCTCACGCCGTTCAATGAGGAGCGGCGCTTCGTCGGTCTGATCTCGG